TCTCCCATCTCTTTGCATCTGCTGCCAACTTAAAGCTTTCTTGAGACCAAGCCATGGTTTCGTTGAATTGCCTAGTTGACTCCTCAAGCTCTGCATAGTATTGATCCATTGAGCTTAAGTATGCTGCTTGCTTCTGTGCTTCAGCCCTGAGTGCATCTTCATATGTTCCAGGCCTACTGTACGCTGCCTCGCTTGGAAGGAACAACCCTATTCCATTTGCCATTTCGTAGTCTCCATTGTTGTTTAGCGTTTACCTTCAAGAACCTCTTACTGATTCCTATAGCTTTCATTAAGGCTTGTGGTGTCTTCTTTGAGAATACTGCATGACCACAATCTCTACAGTACCATTGACTTTTATATGAACCACCTATCATTGTGCCAGGTGTATTATTAACTTCCATTGGAGCCATTGCAGAACCGCACTCATCGCAAGTCTTTAACTTGGATTGTACATTCTTCCTGAAGGATTCATTCAGCTCCATACTCTTCCTATTGACTGCGTATTGTTCAGCCCTCCATTCGATGAAGTCATCGATTTCTATTTCATGTTTCTTTATAAGCTTCAAGAGGTCTACCATTCCGTGTAAAACCCCTTGCCCAAACACTTCTATATCTGCTTTAAATTCTTCTGGTATATACATAGTTAACACGTCCATAAATGATAGGATAACGAAGTGGCGCATATACATCTAGCATCTTTTGCTACTCCGTTATATGAGCACCAAGTGTTATAATTATCAAACCAATAAGCATTTACACCGTCTGCGCAATTATCTTCATCAATGATACAAGTACCAACAATATTGACTAAATCAACACAATACTCCTGGACAGTATCAAAGCCACCCCAGTAACCGGAAGATTCATATGAGCAAGCTGTTTCTCCTGATGGAGCTGAACTTAACCACCCCCATTGAGTTAATTGCTCTTGCCTCTTATTCCCGTAATCAAAGTAATACCTAGCATAATGAGGGCCTAGATTGTTTACAAAATAACCAGGCCCAGAAGACATGCACTCGCCACTATGTGCGCCTTGGTAAACCCACTGACCAGTCGTACACCTAACCCAACCAGTAATAGTCTCACCGCAAGCATCGGTTACCGTTATAGTACTAGAGCCACAAGCCGTAGATCCAGCATTTAACTCATTAACCAACCCATCAGTGTATTCATTAGTTAAAGAGAAGGCCGTACCTGTTTCTGTCCAGTGGTACGGGCCAACTCCATCCAGGATAGCTATAATACAACTGCCATCTCTGGCTATAGTCTCCGAGCTAACTGAATCATCCCATGAGATGGAAGTTTCAGGTGGACATTGGCTCGAAGAACAATTAAACGGTATACTAGTTCTGTCGCAGAAATTACCTGCACTATCTATTATACTTATATTTATTTGGTGATCTCCTGAATTTAACCCAAAAGTTAGATGCCCACCAAGATCCCCAAAAAACCAGTCATCCTCTATGGTTAGCCATTCTCCGAGATAGTCGACAATCTCAACTGTAACATCAGGATGCTGGCTAGACATTGGATACCAAGTGCATAATGAAGATGTTAACCAGTCCATACCATCTGAACAATCATCCTCGTAGGGAGGAAAAGGTAGATATATGTCACACCTGTTACACTCACCAGATGGATCATCTATCCTTGGCCTAAGACCTCCATTAACACTCCCTACAGCTCCAGGATCATAGCTAGGCCACTCCTGTCTTGGTAGTGCTAAATGTCTTGCTCTGTATGAATCATAATCATATGGCCTTTCAAACTGTGATTCTATTTCAAGTGATTGATATAGATATCTTTCTGGGTTCTTATAGTATTGTATTATACTATCTTCACTCATTAGATAGTTCTTCCTATTTTTCTCTGCCATTAAAAGTCAATCTCCCCTCTGACATCAACTGCGTACAGGAATGAATGCACCTCTAGCTCAAGATCGTCTTCTGTAACTGAGAACTCTAATTGAAATGCACCACAGTTCTCTTCACTAGCTGATAGCTTAGGCAATACTAAGCCATAACCAGCGTTAGCCAGATCCATTACATCCGGTGTAACAAGCTCTGTTCCTGACGTGGCTAGATCTTTGAAGAAGTTACATGTGATTGTCTTGGTTGTTGGAGAAGTACGAGCTACAGCCTCTATATGGACTCCCCTGAAGGTGAACCGCATAGTGGTTGTTATACCTTGTTCAGCGCTTATAGCTCTTGTTTTAATACTGTGATTTATTCCTTGGTCTGCATTTGCTGTGGTCTTATCTGATGTATCATCCTCTAGCCTCATAACTAAACCACCTCTGGATCCACCGTATGTGTAATACCTGTTATCTGTACCTCTAATAGATAATCCAGTTACTAGGTCAATTTGCCTTGTCCAGCTAGGATAGAACTCGTCAGATATATAGTTATAAACTATTTCAAACCCTGCCTGTGTGGCTGAATATGGAACTATTAAATGGTATTCATTTTTTAGTCTATCTACGAAACTCTGACAGTTATCTAGCTTTGCTGCCTCAATAGCTGTTGAGTATTCTGTATCAAAGTAATGATTAACTGGCCCAGATACTTTCATTGGCTTTCTACCATCGAATACATATATACCATCGGTATCCATCCAGATAGCTATTGACATTGGCTCATCTGTTTTAATTGATGGGTAGCCTGTTTCGATTATCTGTACTGTCTTAGGTGAACAACATCCAATAGTCTTACATACTTTAGCTGGCCCAAATGTTGCTGGGCTATATCCTTCAAGTAACCATATCTCATTGGCTTTGAATACCATTAGCTCATGGTAGAAGTGAGCTGCTGCAACTATCTTGCTCATATCTCCAATCTGTTTAGTATGCCTACTATCACTACCAGAGAAACAATCAGGGCGATCAGCACATGAATATCTTAATCTGTTTGGATATTCAACTTCACCCCACATGAAAAGCCTATCTTTAAATTCAATGACACCGTCAACTGCATCGAGGGCGTCTGGCTTAGCGGCTACAACTATAGAAGAAACCCTAATATCATCTGCATCGTTGTCTAGTGTACCGTCTGTACCAACTCGATACCAATAACCAGCTACGTTATCGTTAAGTGTTGTCCTTCTTATAGGGGTGACAGTGGTTCTATCAAAGGCTATTAAACCTGATTGGGTTAATGTCTTAGTTGACGATGTATTATCTAATGTACCGTCAGTTAACGTACCAACACTTGTCCACGAGGAGCCATCCCATGTCTGTATAGCATCTATAGTTACAGCCGCTGTATTCTCATACCCATCTACAACTGCAAAACCTACAGCAATTATAGGTTCAATCGTTTTGATATATAACCATCCATCGGTATCAACTGCATCCATCTGAGCATAAGTACCTGTAGATTCATTAGTAATCTTACCTGTTAAGTTAGCGTATTCCTTAGATGTATTATTGTATTGCCTAACTGCTGCTGGATACTCAAACACACCATTCCATTTATTAGTTACTTCACACATATCATACTCAACCTTGCATGATGTAACCTGGGTTCCACTTGTAATAGCTGCGCTAAACTCTATCTTATACCAGTAACCCATCTGGTTATCTATTAGAGACATTTCATCTGCCGTGTTACTGGCCCACGTTATATCACCGTCCTGAGCTAGTGTGGCTCCACCAGATGCTGTACCGTCTGTCTCTGATGTATCAGTCCATGAACCAGACCTCATAGCATACAACGTTATGGTTGCTGTTTCTGAGTTAACCGTTGAACCTACTTCTATACTTATCTTATTCATCCTTTCAGGGCTACATATATAAAGATCATCATCTGCATCATTCCTAAAAGTTGCGTATGTTGTTGTTTTTCCATCTGTTACTTCATTAGTGAAAGAGTTTATATCTACCTTTGTACCATCTCTGAATATTTTAAAACCAACACAGTATGGATTATCTCCACCCCAGGTTAACGGCGCTGAACCATCAGCATAGAAGAACTGGTCGTTAACCATACAGGAGAACCCTGGCTGCGTGGTACTTAGGTCTGAACTAATACTGCTACCGAAAGTTGTGCCAGAAGCAGGTGGATCGTTGGTTGCATCGTATAGGTTTCCATTATATTGTGCCATGAAGTGGTAATCAGCATTCATTGGATGAGTGTACTGATGGATAGATAAAATACTATTAGCACCAAGAGTCGTAGTATTATGTAGAGTACATCCTTTACGTGCTTTCCACCCACCTAGTTTACCCACCTTCCTCATGTTTAATCCATCGGCGACACTACCAGCAGGTAGTAAAGTAGCCGGTGTTACACCATCGTACTTTCCGTTAAATGGTTCTTTGAATAATTTCATCATAATATTAAGTCTCCAAACATGACACCATCAGCTCCGACATTTCGGCTTTCAATCCATTCTTCCACTATTTGCTTGGCATCCCTAGCTTCTTGCATATAATAACTTATAACTTTTTCATCCATCGTTGCACCAGGTCTCATTAAAGCACTAACTGTAGCATCCCATACTATATATGAATGCATCTCTTCAGGTATCATTGATATTGTTCCATATACTGTATCTGTTGAGAAAGTACCTGTTGCAATAGTGCAGACTCCGGCTGCTGTATAATCTGTAATAGAAGTTCTGAGCGTTGATCCGGTTCCGCTTACTATCTCTATCTCCGCATCGTTGTAATAGTCAGCTTCCCTAATAGGGTTGAGCGCCGAGGTTAATGTTAGAGAGGTAGCTCCACCAGCATCGGCGTAATCAGATACCCCACAAGTGTGTAGATCTGGGATTCTCCTCTGATACCAGACAGTTACCTCTTCAGTATAATCATTTTCGTTAATCATGAGGCCGTCCATTATAGGATAAACCTCGAGGCCGGTTCTACTGTAATCCCTATTAACTGACCTACCCTTAATAGATGGAAGGAAGTGTATAACCTGCTCAGTGGCTTTTACTTCTATATAAGAAATTTTAGAGCAATTAGCTGGGTAAGATATTAAGCTGGCTACAGGTGTTACATCAACGCTTTCAATCAACCATCCGCCCCCAGCCATGGAAAGCATTTGTGCTACCTTTCGCTGACTAACGTTAAGCCTCCTCAATAAGTTGAGGTCAGTCCAATGTGAGGCGGTTTCCTCACCTATATTCTCTCTAACCATTTCGAGCATTTGGTGGCAATTCATTTTTACCCCTATTCAAAACAAAAGTTTCCACGACAATCTGTGAGATGTTCATAGCTCTGGAACCATGCTAAGCGAGTCGCGGTGTAGACCTCTTCACCAACCGTAAATGTAAACAACTCAATGCTAGGGTCATAGTTTATTGTTTGTTTTCCAGCATAGTTCCATCTCATATTTACCATAAAAGATCCTTTAGACCATTCATGTTTTAGATTCATATTTATCTCCGTTGTTCTTCTGGTGGCTGCTGTGGTGGCTGTTGAGGATCTTGGGGCTGCTGTTGCTGAGGAGGTTGCTCCTGTTGCTCTTGCGGAAAGTCCATGTTATCCATCTCATGTGTCTGCTCTAGTGGCATCTGTTGTGCTAGACCCTGAAACTCCTGAGTCAATCGGCTGTACATTTCTTGCAGCGTGTTAAACTTCTGCTTTTGTATCATGGTCTGTTTTTTTATCATCCCCTCTATTAACTTTAATTTCTTATATTTTTTAGACCATTTCACTTGATCCTTAGTGAGCTTGTAGCTCTCGACCTTGTCCCCTTTAATATCCATTAGATATTACCCTTTCCAGTTTCTTGCTGTTAGACATCTTAGTTTTGAGAACTGTCCCATTCATAAATCGCTTAGGTACCTGAAACCTCTGTCCTCTCGTATACCAACCCAGTTCACTTGAACAATCAGATAGTTTATCGTCCAACCTTTTCCGATTAGCTCTCTGTAGGTTCTCATCCATTTTATCGAAGTATCCCATGATCTCTTTCAGGGAATATTTACTGGTGTCATTCTTTTGTAGATTTAATAGTACATCAGCTCCAACTTCCCTGAAGGTTCTGTCTTGAGTCTGAACTGTCATTACGTGTCTTGCTCTTGAATCTAACCTTTTCTTAACTCTGTCACCTTGTCCGTTAAATTTCCATATCTCCCACTTGTTGGCAACATTGTCCCACACTACATCGAGTTCTTTATCTAATGCTTGTAACTGTTTCTTAAATCCAACGTCTGCGATCATTACGCCATCGTTCGTTGTCCTGAAACTGTTAAATCTTCTATTATCCATCAAACTGCCCCATTCTTTATTTTTAAAATAAACTCACTCAAAAACGGATTAAGATAAGGTATCGTCAATCCACGTTCTCCCTGTAAAGCTTGCCTTGCTATTCTCGATACACTAAAGTCTACCCACGTAGCTAATATTAAGCCTAGTGGGATTTGGTCTGATTTAGCTATGTAGAACTGGTCTACACAGCTAAAAAGGTTAATTAAGCAGTGTGATCTGGAGATATTGGTAATCCGATATGCGCTGCATCGGCTGCTGACCATACAGTGTTCAATAAAACACCGGCCTCTTTTGTATTGTCGGTTACATCTGTTATATTATACATCTGACAATTTTTAAAGAAGACTCTATGAGCAGTTGTAGCTGGCCCAAACTTAACACCGAGTGCCAGATTTGATGTCCACGAAGAAGAGTTATTGATAAAGATACAATCTTCAAACATCGTCCATCCGTAGGTAACTGATGAACCAATCTCCACATAGTAAGGTGTGGTTGCGCTTGACATGGAAAGGATTTTACAGCCCTTGAAGATATTCCTGCTTGAATCAGTACCAACCCTGATTACAGAGTTAGCCGCTGATCTGGCTATCGTTTCAATTCCTAACGTACAATCCTCGAATAAAGTTTCCTTAGCACCAGTTAGCTCGATAGTAGAATAACCAGCAGTTCCAGATTCGGTAGCATTCATCGGCCCACCGAAATGACATTTCTTGAATGTATTCCTATCACCAGTAACTTCTAGATTATGGAGGTTAGTTGCACTGCCCCTGCCATGCATCGTATAGATATTGGAGAATAGATTGCCATAACCACTTACAGTAATTAGAGCATCGAAGTCATCACTATGCCCAATACGTGCTCTGTGGTTCATAGCTGCATCTGGATACATACCAACGAGGTGGGTCATGTTCTTATCAAAGGTTAAAGCAGCGGCTTGTGAATGACTATCAGGAGATAATAAGATAGTATCGTTACGACCACTTTCTACATTAACATAAGCATCACCGATAGTAGGATGTAGTTTGTCTGATTCGACTTTACCATCAAGGAACTCATGAGTATTGCCAGCAACCGTTGCAACGTAATGTATATCTGAAACACCAGCAACGCCCATGCCCTCAATGATTCGTCTAATACTTGGATCTAAGTTTCTTGCTTTTATCATTTTATATTCCTTTATATTTGTGAATAGTTTACCCCTAATGAGGTAGAAAACATCCTGCGACTGAAAAGTCGCTATAGGGATGTAACCTAAAAGGTTACTATCCCACCTACCTCAAAAGGATACTGGGTTTTAGTTAGAGTAACTAAGGTCACAAATAACACCCTGGTGACTCCGGTTGTAACAACCCATCTCAGCATAACGGAACAGGGTTGCTTCATACTGATCATATCCAGATACTGGTCGTAAGATAGAACCATTCTCTGACATCCAATCGTAATCTGACATAAAGAATATCGCAAAGTCGCTTAAAGTAAGGAAATATATCTCACCGTCAATCGCATCAGGATCAGTCACTAAAGGTACGCCATTGAAGTCGATACCAGAGTGACCACACTTAAGATCCATATGAGCAAAGAAGCGCCTATCAGCACGTCTAATCTCAATCAGTTCACGTTTAAGTGCTTTAGTCGTTATAATCATGTCAGGGCCAACACCTTTACCAGCAGCATCTTCAACCTTATCAAACATTTTCTGCATCATGTTCTCAGTCAAAGCTCTCTGTCCAGCGTAACGGCCTGAGCTGTGAGCATCTACAATTGATTTCCACCAAGAGTAAGTATCTACATCAAGACCCTGGAGGGAATCAGTAGAATCACCACCAGCATCAGTACCATCAGTAAGTACGATGTCATCGATATTGGTGTCGGTTACAAGACCTCTGAGACCCATCATTTCTTTACGATTCGCACCAGTACTCTGAGCGCCTAGACTTGCAGGTCGGATATAGAAAGTACCAGCAACTTCAACTACAGCAGGATTGGTACAAGTAATAGTATCATAAGTTCCATCAGCAGCTTCACTGATAGCTGATACATCCATATCAGTCGTGCCTACAGTATAAGTAGCAGCACCACCAAAGGTAGCACCAACAACTGGAACAGCATCGCCTCGTTCTTCCATATATTTACCACCAAAGGTAGAACCAAAGCCATCACCACCAGTAGCATTACCGCGATATTTCTTTTGAAGTGTATAGGATGTATCACCTACAGTAGACCTCCATCTGGCTAGCGTACCATAACCAGCACCCCACATCATACGGTTAGTTTCTTTCTTAATATCGTTAGAGATACCCTTGACTTCAGAATCCAGCATTCTAACAGCAGAACCTTTAGCATCTCTAGTTGCTGCTACACCTATACCGGACAATTTGATCTGGCCATAATGTTGTCTCATCGGGATGGACACGGTTTTATATTTCTGATAGTTCGCAGTAGGCAACGCATCGCCTTCATTCCTGGAACCTGATCCAGTAGACCTTCCGTAGTGTACATCAAACACAGCTTCGTTACCTGAGACTGCAGTCGTGTTCTTCTCGATGAATGCAGACAGGATATTCTCGTTATTATTCTCTTCTCTTAAGGCATCAAGATAGTAAGTCCTTAAAGCTTCGTCATAAGTTGTTAATGTTGCATCAGCCATTATTAGCTTTCCTTTCTAGTTGAAGATACTTTGTTCATTAATTCAAGTGTAGCTTGCATAGGTGTCATTTTTCCTTCTCCACGTTTAAATGACATTTTATTCTGCCCTCTGATCGCTGTAGCACCACCACTTGGATCCTCGCCAAAGATCTTGTTTTCGTTAAACTTCTCAATATCTATATTATATTTCTTTGCAAAGGCAAGTTCCTGTTTATTCGCATTACCAACCTTTGCCTGACTAAAGCCCTCGGCATGTTCCCATAGCGATTTGCGCTTATCGCTCATGGCTGATCCAAATACTTGAGAGACATCATTATCATCTAAGTTAGGAAACTTAGCCTTGATCTCTCCCTGGAGATTGTTTCTGATAATATCGGTTTGTGTTTTATCAATCTCTTGTAGTTTGGAATTAATACCTACTAAGGCCCTCGCTACCACATCATCGACTGACTCTTGATTTCCCTGTTGAACATTACCTGTTGAAGGTCTTGTTTCACCTAGGCTTGTTAGAGGCTGTCTTTGTGGTTGCACTGCTGGCTCTCTCTTGATTATCTGACCTTTCTCATCTATAATACCCTCAGAGATTAAGTTAGATACCGCGGAGAATGAACCATCTACATTAGCTAGAAATGTATCGACATCAGTATCATACTTAGATACCATATTCATTATCTTGTCAGCTTCTGCTGCTTTACTATTCCCTTGATCTACTAACTGTTGAACTTCTTCTTGGGAGAATGTTTGTGCTTCTCCATTAACTGTAAGCTCAACACCTGCTACTTCTTTGTTGTTTTCTTCTGACATCTTAATCTCCATCTTCTATTTTATCGCCCTCGAAAACCAGCATACCATCAGATCCACCAGCTTCTATTGCCATTAACGTAAAGCTTTCCAACATATGTTTAAAAGTTAAACCACGAGTATGAGCTACAACTTTCTGCATCTCAGTCTCATGATTACATTCAATATCTTCATTAGTCCTTGCTTGAATCTCCCTTTGATACATAGTCCAAACACCTTCAGCATTCCTCATCTCTTCAACGAACATGTTCCATAAAGTCTCAATGCTTTTATCCATATTATCCTCTTAATGTTATTGTGACATTTCCGTATTCATCGAACTTAAATTCAGGTATATCTTTTCCTGGGAGACCTTGTTCTCTCAATAAAGCCAGCATAGCTAATTCCTTATTTGCATTTGTTACCCTGTCATCAGGTATAACTGAAAGGTACTTGAAGACTATCCAATTTATTTCTTCTTTACTAAATGCTGTTGAAGCAAGAACCATATTATCTCTTACCCTCCATAGCTTGTTGTTGAGCCATTTGTTGTTCCATCTCTTCCTGTAGTATTTTCTGGTGCATCTGTTTATGGTAGCCCATGTCGGCCGAGAAGGTCTTGAAAGCTCTTGGGTTCTCTACTTTGACCCTTTGGACTTCCCTAGATTTTTCAAATAGTGTATGAGTTCGCATATGCACAGCATGATTGTCATACAGATTAATAATGACTTTTGCACCAGGTTGCGAAGCGATTGCCCTATTTTCAAGTTTAGCATTTTGCTCATCTAGCTTTACCTCCGAGTAAATATCCTTAACAGATGCATCATCTAACATATTCATTACATGCCTGCGAACTTCAGGATCCCTCCTTTCTCCGTATAGCTCTTCCCTGTATCTTTGGATTATCTGAGCCTGTCTACCAGCCCTTGAGTCAGGAAGTGAACTCCCTTTCCTTATTATAACATCCGTATTATCTCTAAGGTCAGCACCCTTAAAAGCCATTACCTCATAATCATTATCCCTACCTACGATCTTAATCATTCTATCCAAGATGTACCCTTTCTGGATACGCCTCAATACTCTCTTCATTACCTCTTCAAGAGCTTCTTCGAAGATAGCGTGAGTGGGTATAACACCGTAAGAGTCCTGCTCTAGTAATAATTGAACCATGTCTCCTGATCGAATGTCAGATTTATTTGTTCCTTGAGATACTTCATGTTGATCGAACAACCCCATTAAGCTCTGGGCTATTTGTTGTAGAGCTAGATCATATGTTCTAGGTAACGATGATAACCTCATCTGTTCAGGCTTATGTCCCATGACTGGAGTGTACAGTAACGTTTGACCATGACTGTCATCTGGGCCAACTTCCATTTTACTTTTCCTTGGAACAAGGTATTTACCCCTAGCCATCGATCTATTAAACTCAACAATATCAGAGATTTGTCTATTCCATAGTTTCTGTAACCAAATACCAGCTTCGAGGGTTGCCATACCCCAGAAGACTCCTGGGATTTCTTGATCTTTAAAATGTTCTATATGGTAATGGTTGAAAGGATAATCACTCTTATGAAGTATTACTCCATTGGCTGCTATAATATGTAAACCTTTTGTGTGTTCATGGTTTGGCTTGAGATCCATCTCCATAACCATAGCACCGTCTATATCACTTCCAGTCTTACCGGTACCACCAGCTAGCAACATTTCAGCGTTGACTATCTTATCCTCTCTCCTTTCTGCCGCAACCTCCTTTCCTCGTTTAAACCTACTCCTAATATAATCAAGAGACCTGAACTTAGCTTTAATTATCCACGGTTGTTCATGTAGACTATCATCTCCAAGTCCATACGCTGGAATATATATATCAAACGGAGACCATACACCACAATCAACATCGCCTGAATACTTTATCTCACCAGTCTCAACATCAAGATCTGTAGAGCCTTTCTTTGGATCCCATCTATCATCCAGGAAAGCATTACCACAAGTATAGATAAAACCTGCTAACTGTCTCATCTTCTTCTTCATTCTAGCTTGCCCCCAGAAAGACTTAAGAACTTTCTCTGCTGTTCTTGCTGCTTCAATATCATCCTGGCTGTTTGAGTTTGGTACAACAGACATCGTTGGAGTGTTCCTAATTAACCGCGATACTTGCTTCCTGTAATATGGTAACAATTTATTATCAACAATCTTCAATCTACCCTTTCTAAGTGCTGCCTGTTGGAGTTGATTAGCAGAGCTATTAAAGAAACTATACTGCCTACCAGCAACAAAGGCAAGGTTAATCAACCACTTACGTTCGTATGGTAATCTTGAAGATGCACCTGCGTTGAAGTTCTCAAGAACAGTGAACCAGAGTTCATCTTTGTCGTTCTTCTTGAGGCTCTTCTTCATCCTTTCTACTGATTCGTTCTTCATTAGTTCCAACCCTCCCCTAGATCACTTAGAGATCTCTTCATTAAATCATCGAATGAACGCTCCAGCGCCTTACCTGTTAAACCAAAATTAATTGCATCTACGATCTTCTTCTCTACTGCTCTAGCCTGTAGCTCTAATGGATCAGCCTTATAGCCTGACTTGGAGTGGGCTGTCTTATCTTTAACCATCTCCTTATGTTTCGTCCACATCTCTGCGTATCCTGGCATGTCTTTATTCTTAAGTTGCGTACCGTGAACACCTATCTCATGCCATACGCTATCCTTCCTGGCTCCTATATAGAATTCAACCTTACCTGTATCTGCGCTGAACGAACCCCTAGCTCCCTTTATCTTCTTAGACTTGATACCCATACTAACTGACTTAACATTTCCAATTAACTTCTCTGGCATAACCTCAAGCTGTGATCTCACATTCTTGTAAGACCTTTTAAAACTACCAAACTGTTTAGCTAATTCTTTGATCTTGGCTGAATCGGCCTGATGTTTTACTGCTGTTTTATTAAATGCTTTAGTAATTATTTCACCTGAATCCCTTAATTGCTGTAATGCTTTCTTTTTAGTCAATGGAGATTCGATAACTTCACGAACGGTTTTACCTAATAAGCCCATTAAAAACCCCTATGCATATTATATTCTCTAAGATATGCCCTATAGTTTACCTGGTCTTCTGCTTGAGGATCAACTTGCTCCTGTTGTTGTGGTGGTTTCTCCACTGGAGAAGATGCCTTCCTAATCTCTTTTCTTTTTTCTCCATCTACGCCATAATCCTCAAGCTCGTTAAGACTGTCTTGATAATCGTTTTCATATTCACCGTAACCTTCGCTAGACGAAGCCCTCTTCCTCCAGCCCTGAGCAACTTGCCTTGGCTGGTCGTAAGCTGGTAACGGTTGGACTATTGGTTCTTTATATGTCTCTACGAATTGCGCATAATCTTGTTTACTTGAAGGTGTATTCATTGGGGCTAACCCATGATTACCTTGGCTTCGCATATACTCATCATAGCTACTTATCATTATTAACCTCATCATCATCATCAAAGGAAATAACTTCACCTGATAGCTCATCATCCTCCCACGGAATAGCAACATCTGATTGAGAGTATTCCTCATAGTTAGGTGATGTTAAACTTGAAAGAACTTCCAGGATTTTACCTGTCTGCTTAGCTAAGAGGTCTGTCTGTTTATTTAATAGATCAAATGCCATCTTCATGTGATCAGTACTCTTCGTTGCTGTAATCATTGAAGATGCTTTGTGTTCTGGCTTGCTCTGTACATTTTTCTGTAACTGTTTTTGTTTCTGTTCTTTCATTATCATCTCCTGTAGGGATATGTTGTTGATGCCAAGACCTTCCTTCGGCTAAGATCTCTATCCTTTCAGATGGAGCAATCATATCGACCTGTATAGCTATGCCAAACGCTATTACCATGTCATCATGACAACCTCTTTTCGCACCAACTCTGTTACCTGATGTTGATCTTACGAATGTTAGGAGTTCACCTACTAACCTTTGACTATTAATTGCACCAGCTTGATCTATTAACCATTCTTTAATACCGGATATCAACGCATTCTTTGATGAGGTATTGGTTCTCCATCCTTTCTTGTAGGTAACTCCACCATTAACTATATCATACTTTGGAGCCATGAATAGATTGCCTATATCGTAATCAACTATCTTATCAAACGTTGAAAGTCCAGGCCCTGTAGTTTCGATTGCTACCCATGGAGCTTCATATCTTTCATCGTCTCCGTGTGAATAGATATCGTATATTACCTTTATTATTGATGCCATTAGTATTTCATCTAACCTGGAATAGTAAGTTGCTGCAACGGATTTGAGTTGCCTATCATATACTATTACGCAAGCAAAGTCACCACCTTCAACGCCTTCGACTATGTCAGCGGATATAACATAGTCATGGTCAACGTTTGGCTTCATATATACTACCAATAAATTTTCGTTTTCTGGTCGTTCACTAATCTCTTCGTATGAGAAATCGCTACATGATAAAATATAATAAGCTACTGGTTTATCCTCTAGCTGTCTAAGTGTCATGATATAGTCAAAAGCTACACCATCGAATACTGAACTCCCTGAACCAAGGTAGCCAATATTAACCTCTTGCTCCATCTCTTCTTTACTGTATCTAAGCTCTTCTTTTTCATACCACGGTGACTTAAGTTTTTCTTCTGGTTTCCACTTATCACCTAGTACACCCTTAGATGCTTCATTAGGTGGAGGCCAAACACAATATAAACCCTTAGATTTTACAGGGTGCAAGACCCATAGCAAAGTGGTTCTATCTGTCTTGCCATTAGTTACAACATCGTAATATTTATTATCTACACCACAAGGTGTTCCTATTGCTATTCTACATAATGTAGCACCAGCACCTGACGTCCATGCTGCAATATCGGTATCTTTCCATTTAGAAAACTCATCATAGAATACACCTCTATACCTACCACCTGTTGAGAATTGCGCATTATTAGATTCACCTGATAAGACTGACCCAGTTTTAGGATTAATTAATTTAAGTTTACTATCATGTAATCTTACATTGTATCCTTCAGGTACAAGCCATTTAGGTAGCTTTTCAATTACATATCTAAGCTTAGGGAATAGAGTAGACATATCCCCCCTACTGTCAACGAAGACCTCTTTCCTTGACCCTAGGAGGAAATCATTACCTGGCTCTGGGCTTAACCAGAACCATAATATTGTAAGGCAGATTATCCAAGTGGCCCCCATATCTCTCGATTTTTCCCATACAACATCTTTACCGTTTCTTATACTATTTACTAGATTAAGTATAGCATCATCCTGGAAGGGATATGTTGCAAATGGAAGGTGGGGCATGGGAGCAGTAGGTCTCGGATCATACGTAAAGAAGAATGCATTGAAAGCGAAGATGATGTCTTCATGAAATAACCTCTTTAATGATTCCTTATATATAGGATCTTCATGGGACTTAGTTAACATCTCGCTGCGCCACAGAAGGTTTTCTCTAGGATCTTTTAAGTATTTTATATCCATACTACCTCCTATGCTTCACTTACGTTAATTATTCCCATGACATTATCAAGTAATTCATTGTTAGACATCTTTTTAACTTGTTCCACAGCATGTAAGTGCAGAACTTTCCTAGGTTCTTCGTTGTTCTGCTTTGAGTATCCACCCCTATCTAATATTTCTAAAGCTATCTTAATACTTGACTTCTCATCCTCTGTTGTTCTCATAGTGGTGAGTAGTAGATCGAAAGCTTCAGCACATGAGTTAATTATAGCCTGCTTAATATCTATAACACTTGCGTCTACCATCTGATCTAGGGTAGCCTTGTACTCTTGAAAGTCTTCTCTCTTGAGTAGATTAGCTATGTATGTCCTCGATCTTTTAAACTTGATACCAAGTTGACGGTTAGATGTGTTCTCCGTTGTAGTCACCATGTATCGAGCTATAGCCTTCTGTGCTCCATCGAGTGGTTTAAGTTGCGGCTTTTCTTCTTCCTCTTTCTCGACCTTTGGGTTAAACTCTTCCCTGTATTTCTCAACCAACTCATTGAAGTCTTCCCGTTTACGTAGGTGACCTATAGTATTATGGTGCTTCTTGAAACGTTTCCCAACTTCTTTATGCGTCAGCCAGTTAGGTGTCTTAGCTATATGCCTGGCAATTGCTTGCTGCTCATGATTGAGTGGTCGAAGGGCCATTGTCTTTTCCTTTCCAGAAAGACCTCCTGCCACCATACTTCACTGCTAGGTAGAATTTATGGGCCATCTGTTTTCTTATCCAGTTGATCAATTGAAATTTAGAGGGGTTTTCTTTAATAGTCGTTAACATGTTGTTATAGTATACCGTATCAGAAAGTACTTTATCTTCATCGGTTACACCAAAGGCATACATCCAGTCATGCCTCCTACATGATCCTATCATACATAATCCAATAAAACTATCTGGTACAAACCAGTTACCTATCTTACCAGGGCCACAACCTCCCTCACCTATAACGGCTGTTATTTGTGATTGAGTTGCTTTATTGTAATTACATGGCTGATTGCCGTATACATCTGGAGTATATAGGTAACTGTATTCAGTATTCATGATTACTCCTTAAATGGAAATAGAAAATCGATAATAAAGTCCTTAATTTTACACAGTGTAGATCTATTGTTATATACTACAGCGTTGTAGATAGCATCCTCTGTCCAGTCATCAAGGTCTTCCAGTGTTGCTCCGTTATCTAAGAGGTAAGTCATTGAAGTTGTTACCTCTGATAGAAGCTTATGCTGGTAATATGGCATAAACATGATGACATCTCTTTCTGTAGCTATCCTCTCAGCTTTCTCTTCAGGTGAGATCTTACCGTAATAAAAAATACCTCTCATTTCAGCCCTGTCTACTGCCCTGTTGAAATCGTCATAATCTATAACAGCCATACTCTTAGCTATTAATTCTTCATTGGTCATAATGTACTCCTTCATTACTGTGTTCCTTCATCCTCCACTCGTCACATGATAATTTAGCATCAGGTTTGAATTTATGGTAATCCAGCCAGCGTTGATGATGTAAACAGTACACACATCCTGGTGCATCATCATCTTCCTCTCTTTCCTTGAAGGTGTAATGCTGACACGTGGAGCAGTGTTTAGTTGCTAATGCAAACTTAGCTGCTGGCATTACATCCTCCTATCCACATAGGGAAAATCCACAAGCGATACAATGCTTACAGCCCTCTGAATGGTCTAGTGTTCCGCCACATTCTGGGCAATCTCCAACAGATTTAATCGTAGCATGCTTAGCTAATATATTCCCTATAGCATCAGGTATTGATTTAATTAATCCGTTTGGTGTTAGGGTTGGGTCACCACCAGCTATACCACTTAGTTGATTGATGATCCTTTCAACGGGAACACCACTCTTTAAACATAAGCTAATCAACCTACCCGTGGTTTCAGAGAATGCTCTAATACTATCACCAGACTTACCAACAGTCACAAAGACATCGTATAGTGAGTTATCATATTCAGTTACTGTTACGTATAGAGTTCCCTGATTTAATTTAATCTTATAAGTCTTACCTTCCAACCAATCTGGTCTGTCGCCCGTTCTTATATTTACGCTCGGTTCTGGCTTTACCACATCTAATGCCTGTACATCCCTGCAGCCATCCCTATATATTGTAATACCTTTGCAGCCTAACTCCCAGGCTTTTCTGTATGCAGCTTTTACATCGTCTACAGCAGCGCTATTGGGCATGTTAATTGTCTTAGATATTGAGCTATCTATATACTTTTGGAATGCTGCCTGTATTTTTATATGTCTTTCCCATGGGATCTCGTGAGCTGTTTTAAATACATCTGAAGGTATATCTGGGTCGTAATATTTATTCTGATAAGTATAAACATCCTTACCATCAGCAGTCTTCTTAGTATAGTTAACTGCAAATATAGGTTCAATACCACTCGAGCAATCAGCTATCATACTTATAGATCCCGTTGGGGCTATAGTGGTCTTAGCTTCATGCCTCCCAGGTAAAGGGTAATCAGCGTTTAGCTTTAACATTCTGGCAACTTCCTTTGCAATAGTAACAGCCTCATCTGAGTCGTAAGGGACTTTCATTTGAATCAACATATCTGCGAACCCCATAATACCTAACCCAATTCTATTACTCTTGCGTGTAGCTTTTTCTATTTCAGGTAAAGGGAAGTCTGTATGGTTTAGTACTTCTTTGAGATAGTTAACTCCTACAAAAATTAAGTTTATAAGTTTAGCCTTGTCAACCTTACCGTTAGCAACACAGTGGGCAAGGTTAATAGAACCCAATACACATGACTCATATGGCAATAATGGTTGTTCCCCACATGCATTAGTTGCTGTAAATAACTTTAACCCTTCATTCTCTCTGCCTTCATTAATAGTATCTATGAAGATTATACCAGGGTCACCCGTCTTATGCGCCTGTGTAGCTATCTCATCAAACAACTCACTCTCTCGTGTAAATGGTAGAGCAGCAGCTTCCATGAAATCATTAGTAATTGAAACGGATATATTAAAGTTTTGAAGTTTTTTACCGTCAGATTTACAATGGATAAAATCTTTGATGTCTGGGTGTCCAGCATTAAGGATACCCATACTAGCTGCACGTCTTCTACCACCTGCCTTGATCTGGTTAGATGCCTCATCAAATACATGCATGAAGGATACTGGCCCAGACGCTACTCCATTAGTCCCAAGTACCTTTGACTCTTTTCCTCTTAATGGTGAGAAGTCTATACCTATTCCACCACCATATTTAAATACTATAGCACACTGCTTTACTGTTTCGAATATATTTGCTAAGTCATCTTTTATAGGTAAGACATGACATGCCGCGAGATACGGCGTATCAGTACCTACGTTCATTAAGACCGGAGATGATGGTAGAAAATCAAGGTTAGCAATGGCTTGTCTAGTCTCATCCTTAAATTCATCGTCCACTATAGAGATAAGCCTATCGACAAGACCATCGAAATCCTCACCTTCCTGGTAATACCTTGACTGGAGCAGTTTCTCTGCGTTACCTGTTAATTTCATTTGTCTTCCTTTTTAAAAGCATAAACCTTAGCTCTATGTTTTTGTTTACGGATAGTATCTGGGTGTACCTGTATATGGAAATGTTTACCTAAACCAACATCATGGTAAATGCAGACCTGTATATATTTCCTTCTTGGATCGTAGGTATAAGCTTCGTTAATAAGAGCAACCACACTCTCTGGGCTATCGAATATCCAACTTCTTACGTCGACCGCACGCAAAGGTACCACATCATGCAGGTCGTGAGAGTGCATCTTCTTCCTTGAGGATTCAGTTATGATCAGCTCTACACCAGAGTCTAACATAAATTGCAGTATTTCTATGAGTTTTGGGTGTACCTGAGTTTCAGCGAACCCCTTTAAGACTTTTTTATCTTTAAAGCTAATTTTAAACATTAGCAGCTACTCCTTTTCACCATTTTCCTTGTCCGATTCCATCATTGCATCTGAATAAAATGACATCACTGCTTTTTGTATTATTTCCTTAGATCTCCTATCGGTTTCCATAGCTACATCTGAAAGTTTTTCTTTCTTAAAGAATTTAAAAATATTAAACATTATTATTCCTCACTATCGGCTAACTCTTGTTCCTCAAAGTTCTCTTTGGATACCATTCTAGATTCGCTACATACCTTGCATTCAACCAGGTAGTAGTGATCTTTTTCAGGGCTATCATTACCATGTACTAACCCTAAATCTAAAACCACTTTATGGTCATCCTCTGTTATCATTTCATACATATATTATTCCTCACTATCGGCTAACTCTTCAAAAACTGATTTATCTTTAAATATTATTTGATACATTTTATTATTCTCTTATTCTAGGATACATTTTGGTTTATTATCCGCAGCTATTGCATCATCCTTAACCACACATGCTTCCTCAAATGTTTTAAAGTATCCTAAATTTTTTTGTTTTCTACCTTGAGACGTGTGTCTAACCATCCACTTATTGAACCTTTTATAAAAAGAAACACCAGATTTTCCAGAAGCATTATCGTTTCTTTCCTGCGAGTTGCAATATCTTGAAACTTCCATTAAATTTGAAATTCGATTATCATCTCAAATATGATTTACATGGTGGATGTCATTTTCTGGAAAATATCCGTGAACGTATAACCACGCTAGCCGATGCGCTTTGTAAAGTTTATATTTAATTCCGATTTGTCGATACCCCTTATCCTTTTCTATCCTTCCAGCAGGTTTATTCATGCGCCTACCAGACCCTCTAACTCTCCAATGAAAATCACCAGTATCAGGTTCGTACCTTAGGATTTCCCTTAAATCTTCCTGTGTTAACACATTAATCCCCACTGTCTGCAAGTTCTTGTTCCTCAAAGTTCTCCCTGGTAGTCATCTTAACATGACCACATAGTTTACACTTAATAAGGTAGCACCTCTTCTTAAGAAAGCTACTAGGATCGTAAAGCATGTAACCCATATCTACTACTACTTGCTCGTTGTCTTCTCTAATTTTTTCCAAAAGTCTTCCTCCTCATTGTTAACCCCAGTATTAAAGATATCTTTAAAGAATGTATTAACAACCTCGTCTATGGTCATAACCCTATAATCACTATTAAAACATTCATCCCGCGATATTATTTCTATCTTATCGTCTTTCATGTTACACCTCATTATATTGAATCTCTTCCACCACCAGCGAAAGCCTTAGCATCTAAGGCATCGTACAAGTCGTCATACCTACCTATAATAACATTATCCTCTGGGTTTAAATTGGATGTTTGGACTATCCAGTCTGGCGAATCTTGGTCTATGTCTTTGTGTATTACTATTCTTTCCATTGTATTTTCCTGCTTTAGGATTATCTCTATATCAAAAAACCTGCTGACTTAACATAACTTGAGTAGACCATTTCTCAACCCTTTGGTAGTGAGTATTGTAATGGAACACTTCTCCATTATTTATAGCATAGACCAACCAAAACGATTTTCTATAATAGATATTATCTAATTTATTCCTAACACAGTAATTTGTTAACTTCTCCATCTCAAGCTTTCTACATACTGGAATATCTTTTAAAGAATCTGTTGTTACGGATTCCATTATATCTCCTTATATAAAATTTGGACGCAACTCGGTCATATAGACTATACGTGGTACCCCTTAGGACAGACTAAGAAATATAGCAACTTTCCTAGAAAGAAGAGGCACCACTATGGCCATGGATACATTTACACATTGAGTTAATGTCCTAATAACTCGTAGGCTATCACTCCTACACTCTGTACTCAGCAATATTGTTCAACCATGTCTTTATCGATGACCTTAATTAATTCCGGGAAGGTAAAGAACCGGAGGTAGCTGAGGCCATCTTCACTCAACACTTGAATACCACGATATAACCACTATTTATCCAGGGAGTGAAGCTGAATTCCACTCAACTGACATCCGTCTATTAAAGATGGACATGGTGTATGATTTGTTCTATGTAAGCTTTACTATTCCAAACGCACAGCCTTTCGGTGTGTCCTTCTTTACCCTGTCTGTTATATAAGGATGACGCAGAGTATATTAAAATCCTTTTATAAAAGTGTCATCTTAGATGAAGACTTTTATATATCGCTTTTTTATTTGAGAGAACTCAGGGAAAAGTAAGCGCTGTAAAAACCTAAGAATAAAGAAAAATGAATTTCTTTTACCCCTATATAGTATGTTCAGTTAAACGGAACTTTCTAGTCCTGTTTCCTCAGTTAACCTATAGCCAGCTTGAGTGAAATAGTTTTCATTACATTCGGCCATTCTTCTTTTTAATGGCAGCCTTTCGTTTTCGCCTAGCTAATTTTGTTTTTCTGATAGATGCTAAATGCTCATCCATAGTCATAGGATAGATACAAGGCTTCACGTCTTTCATGAACTCTAGGTGGTCGTTATGGTCTATAATTTCTATGAGCTGTTCCTCTGAGCAAGGTGGATGCGTCTTCAAGTGAGCATCTGGTGCATCATAAATATCTTTAGTCGATGGATTATCTAAGCTCTTTACCATACCGTTCGAGGTATCAAACCGTTTCTGTCTCTGCACCACTCTTTGAAAGACTTTCTTAGTTGCAGCTTCTCCGGTATTACACATCTCTATATACATATTATTAACTGTTTCATCAAAGAAAGTTCTATCAGTACTAGATTTAATCTTCGATTTCTTTAGGAATTTTATAATCTCATTATACTTTTTCACTAAACCTCCATCACTTTAATCTTAAACCTACCAGATGACTGTGGTGTTATCGTAATCTCAAAACCACCAAGGGTAGTGGGCGGATAGTTTGCTAATTCAGAATAACTAGTTACGCCTTCTTGCATTGTCTTAAGAAATGTGCCACACTCTATAATATATCTTTCCTTTGCTATGAAGTTACGCTTCCCAGAAATACTAAATTGCGGATAAGCTCTAAAGACCTTTCCGTGTGAATGACCAAAAAGAAATATGTCCGCATCGTAAGACTTGAGGTCTTTCTCATATCTAGTTAAACTTGCACCACCAGTTCTACCTCCACCTGCTCCGTGGTGTGCTCGTATACGGACTGTACGACCACCGCTACCCTTATTACTCAGTGCAAGCTTGTAGTAACATGAGTATCCAGCGTACGTCAAGTCTAGTGCCTTACAGATGCGCCTGGTAGGATCAGTGCCTGAGTGCTTTAATATAGTTGCTTCGTGATTACCAGTTCCAAAGCCTATAAACTTATCTTTGATAGGGCTTAAGAGGTCACATGCCATTTCTATCTGCTCATCAATAATAGCTGATGACGTTGTTTTATCGATACTCTTACTGTATCTTGGATCACGGACAGTTATAGCATCCAAAAAATCCCCACCATTTATATAGAAGAGGTTATCATCACGGCATGAGATGTAAGCTTTTAGGGCTGCTTCATCACATAATTCATTTCCCACGTGTGCGTCATAAATTGGCCGCAGCCTTATGCTTTTAAGCTCGCTGTAATCTATCCGTTTATAAATTATTTCCATTAGTTACCCTCTTATGCGAAGCAAGTTCTAAACTTTGCTCGTATAGTTTTGTTTGCATAATATGCCCTAGAGAAATCTCGGTAAAGACCAAAGTATTTATCTGAGTATTTCACTTGCCATTTTCTACGATTCTTATGCCAATAAATTCCCATCACACCAGATGTATTGTTAATATTAATCTCTTTATTTTGCATGTTACATCTATGTGTCACGTGCCGAAGGTTTACCCATCGATCATCATCTTTTACCCTGTTGATATGGTCAATCTCATACTCTGGGGTGTAACCTTTCATATATAAGAATGCTAGACGTGATCGGTTGTATTTCTTCCTGTCGATTCTTATATGCCAATAACCGCTATGGTGCCGTCCACCAGTAATAGATCCCTCAACCCTTCCACCACAAGTAACTAATCGGTAAAACTCACCAGTCTCCGGGTCATACCTCAACAGCTCCTTAAGCCTCTTCTGTGTTAACTTTTTCTTACCCATCCTCCTTCTCCATCCTCCATGAAGCCTCTATCAATATCAAGTAGTTACGCAAGTCTCCAAACTTTTCTTTAATTAAATCTAGGTCGTTTCCTCTATCATATTTTATTACATCAATCACGCTTACCAAATGCTTGATAGCTATAGCCCACGCTGCCTGTTGTGGTGTCTTCCCTGTAATCCTGCCAGCCTCATGGAATACGTGAAAAGGATCTAACCCAACCATATATTCTGTACCCTTAGCTGATATCGTATCCCTTGCTTCCTGTAAGATGTCTTCGATTGTCTCATTAAAGCTTTTCATATTGCACACCTTAACTGTATTTAATTTGATCTATATCCGAAGTAGTCATTGGTATAGACAATGTATCTACTACTTCACCTCTTTTAAATGCTAAACAGAGATACCCATCAATTGAACCGAAGCTGATTTCAGCCGTTAGTTTATTCTTAACTGCTGCTTCCACGGCTATAATAAACAAAGATAGTTCATCTGTCTCATATTCGTGATACCTTCCTAACTCACCTTTAATCATATCCTTTACTAGATCCATTTTATTCTCCTATGAAGCTGAGTAAAAATAAGAGTACGTAAGTACATGTTCTCCTAGTAACTCTTGCCTTGCTATTTACAACACTCTAAATCGTCTCCACGTAGCTAATTTTAAGCCTCATAGCATTTAGTGTTGATTGCTCATGATCTCGAAGAAGTCATCCAAGTCAAGACATACCACAGGCTTAGTCCTATTCTTTCCCATGACAAGTAACCACATTGTGTCAGGCATTACGTTGCTCTTGGCCTGATCTATGAAGGATGGCATAGTCCATTTCTCACAGTTTTTACATTCAATGCTGAACGGGAACTTATCCCTGGCTTCACCTATTAGTTTAACATCTACCCCGGATTGTGACATCTCTCTTGACTCTATTAAACAGTCTTTACCATGAGGTATCCCTGTTAGTTCAGAGATCTTCTTGGCTACTAACTGTTGGAGCTTACGTCCCTTTGCTTTACATGATGATGTTTTGATTTTACACCTCCTGTCTGAATATAGATCCCGCTGGTAAGTGAAGTAACCTTTCAACTGCATCTGCCTGATGGTCATATATATGGCAACCTGAACTAGTATAGTATATACAGCCATCTTCAACTTCTGCTCCATAGGCTATAATATCTTTTACAACTGCCAATGATGCTATATTTGCTAGATAGGCATTGAAGATATCATTAGATCTAAAGGTTACATATCCGTTCAACTTACCATTGATAACCTTGAGTTCCATCTCTCTTAAGCATGGTGGGTGCTCCAGTTCTATATCAGATGGTTGAGCTACCTGTAGAACAACTTGATTTGTGTATGGATTCTCCCTTAATATCTTTATGGCTGTATCCATTTGACTGTCAAGGCGTTGCCCGTAGCTGTAATCTTCTCCCTCTTTCTTGGTGTTAAACAGTAGGTCGTAAATATAACCTTCCAGAAAATCAGAGTCAACAGGATTGGGAACTGTACACCCCTCAGGAATTGCATTAATCATGTTATGATGGTTGCTGTCATACGGAAAGCATATCTTAATCATCGCTATATCTAACTGCTTACGGCAAGAACCTTCGAAGGAACCCCTGTCTATTTTATATATGTTACCCTCTGTAGCTATGGCCCTTAAGAGCTGGTTGAAACTATCTGGAATGTCTCTTGCAATTGTAGTAAACATATAAACCTCTTATTATGGCGGAGTTACCCGCCAATGAGTCATTAGAATGGTAGGTCGTCTTCTTGTACTATATGAGTTTCTTCTTTCCTGTCTTTTCGCGGGTCATCATGACCATAAGTTGAGGCCATTCTTTCAATACTATTTTCCCTATCTTTTACCATCCACTCGTTTAGCCATTCGGGGTCGGGGTCATCTATCATGATAATCCTAGGCTCTTCGCTAGGTTTAGCGGCTGTCATGCCCTTCATGAGGGGTGTTATCCCTGCAATCTTAGCATATGTATCACCACCTTCAAAATTATCATGGATAATATTTAACATACAACTCTTACCCAGTATATTTTTCAAATCAAATCCGTCTTTCTCTTCCTTGGTAAAAGGTCGTGACCTCCATCCTTCTAGGTCTTTAGCTAGATTAGCCTTCTTACCTAGAGACATTGAGTAATACCTCTTAGAAATTCTCCCTGGCCTAGTAACTTCCTTACCGGTTTCTTCGTCTTCATAGGTGTATGTTTCGTCTGGTAATTCCCATATAATCCTAATGTGACGGGACTCCTTATTGTATTTTTCGGAAAGGTGAGTGCCTAGATCTACGATGGTGACGCATACCGCTCTATACACTGCTGCATCTAAGATACTACGTTCCCCAGCTTCTGACTTTGCAATCAAACTCATAGTTTTCTCCTATTAAAATTTATTTTGCTATCAATTTACCTGCTTTCCTATCCATCATTTTACACGCTTCTTCAACTTCGCATATTGAACACTTACGCCCAGACCAGCTCTGGCTAGAAGTACACATGTCACTATACCCTGTCTCAAAAGCTTTGTCAACATCTCTTCCTAGGTATTTGTAAAAAGTTTTCACCTCCTCGTTTTTTATTCTAGGTATATCTATCATCATGATATTATTATCAATACCATTATTCTTTGCCGAAAATGTTCCTCCATCCCTAACGAAAACTTGTAGTTGCATCCTTGATATTTTATAGCCTGCTTCTTCTAATAACATCCTATAACAGTTTTGCTGTAAGCTTACTCCGCGCAACTCCTCCTTGGCTAATGCCCTATCAATAGTTTTCTCGTTAAAATATTTAGTCTTAAGCTGGCCTGCTTTTGTGCCACTCTTATAGTAAACCTCGTTACCATTTCTATCTAGTGCTGGTATTCTTACTTTATTAACTGAGATACCTAAGATCTTTTGCACGTGAAAGGATCCGAAAAATTTGTGATCTATCAGAATATGATACCCTTCCTTGGTTTCGTCTGGTTCCACCAGGTCAACTGTACCACTTATCCAGTCATTCTTAAGTTTCACTTCAGTTAACGCTTTTTCAATTGGGTATTTCTCAAGCTCAGCATGAAGGATCGTGCCGAACGTAGACCAGACACTACTATTAATATTAATAGCGTAGTTGGTGGTAGCTTTTAGATAGATCTCTCTAGCGCTACTTGCTGCCATAGATGGGGACACACCCCTATATTTTCTAACCCCTGCTACGATATTAAGGTAAGACCTGCTAGCACATCGTTGGCTTGCTCTACATCCCCTATCCTTTAGGCATTGCTTAATAGGTATTCTTCCTCCGTCTGGGCATATGAACTCTGTAGCTGGCATTAGATGTTCTCCGATGACACTGATATAGTCAATGTGCAACCGCTTTCGTTTATCACTATGTCATCCTCGTTAACTAGTATATCTTTACGATCTAAAAGATATCTACTTATGGCAACTTTTATCTCATCACGGCCCATCCATATAGTTGTCCCTACTGTTTTTATCATGTTATCCTCTAAAGTTTTAGTTTTATGTTACATTGTAAGGTTATTCTCAGTGCAATATGCCGTTTTAATAGAAGAGCTAACGTTTGCGATATATCCATTCTCATCTATATCAATGTCATCTCTTGTTACGTGTACACCTCCAGCCTTTAAATAGTTTATTACTAATGCCTTAACCTCTCTATGACTAATAATATACTTAACATCTGTTTTCTTTATCATATTATCCTCCGTAAATGATAGGGTCTTGATCGTATACCTTTTGGTATCTACCCTCAAAAGCCAAAGTTGAATGCCATAGCTCACCATCCCGTGCCTTTAAGCATGCAATCTCAAGTTCCATAGAACCTCTAGCTTCAGTGTGCAACATAAAACATACATCTGCATCAGCTTCCAGACTTCCTGAATCTCTGAGGCTGCTTAGCTTTGGCTTCGTATTATCCTTGTTCCTACTTAATTGTGCAAGAGCTATAACCGGGACATTGTATTCCTTAGCCATAGACTTCAAGGCGCTACTGATAACTCCAAGTTCAAGATTTCTATTACCAGTCTTTGCCTTAACATGCATTAGTTGTACGTAGTCTATAAAGATAGCTGATACTTTATTACTCATCGTGTATGATGCCATGAAAGATTCAATATTCTCAAGGGATTTAAAGAATGGTTTATCTATAATCACAGCGTTCGATTCGCTTACGATGTTTAGTGCGTAGTTTAACTTATCCATCTCGCTGTCATTTAGATTAGCTTTCTTTAGATTCGTTAAACCTACCAACCCAGCGCAAGCAAGTCTCCGCATCATAACAGCTTCAGCGCTCATCTCCAAAGAAAAGAATATACATTTACCGTCATAATTCCTTGAGATATACTCAATCATATTCAAGGCTAAGGCTGTCTTTCCTATTGATGGCCTAGCTGCTATTAATATTAAAGTCTTAGGCTCAAGCCCATACAGCATACCATCAACAGTTTCTATACCGGTCAAACATCCAACTGTATGATTCTTGGTTGTCATCTTTCTTTGGATCTCTGAGTAAACGTTTTGTGCAATCGTAAGATTAGATTCAAGAACTCTATCCTTCCTGGCATCCAGAAGTCGAACCCGTTTTTTAATTAAAGCAAGTATGTCTGGTGTTTCTTTATTGGTCTGGCTAATCCATGCCTGGATCTCCATTCCTAGATCAGAAACCTTGCGCCTTACAGACATATCTCTTAATGATTGAGCATGCTGTTTAATACCTGCTGAAGTTGCTACATTCTCGACAATTAAAGAGATCATTTCTGCCGGTATAAATTGTGTTTTATTATGCTTTTCCAGAAACCCTTTAATAGATAGTATATCGTTACCAACTTCAAGGATTGCCTTGTAGATTTCTATATGCTCAGGTGCGTAAAAGTCTTCTGGCTCTATAATCTCTTTAACTTTCACAAGGGCTTTGTCTCCAGCCAGCAATATGCCTCCCAATATAGCTTGTTCTATGTCATGTGAATAGACTTTGATTGCCATCGCTTACTCCTTAACCTCATTATAAAACGCATGTAATAAAAAATCAGCCATCTTTTCGGTTACTGAATAAGGGCTTTCCGTCAAGTTGATAAAATGCTTTGACCCATCGTCTTTAGTTCCTTCAATTTTGAATCTCAATAGATGGTCTTCAACATAACATATGGTTGTGCTGTTTATATGAAACCATTTCCCTTTAATATGCTTAAGTATATATTCTGTCCTATATAACATCATTACTTACTCCTAAGCTATCTCATTCAACCAAACCATAAACCCAAGAGGTACATTATGCCAGGCAGTGAAACCTTGATACTCGAAATCAACTGTCATAGGACTATACATTTCGCCCGTTCTAATATTGAACCTGTCTTCATCAACATATCTATGTAAACCTCTTTCGCTGAATGTATATTTTTCAGTGCATATATTATGCGGTATGATAACGCTATCTTTACACATCAGCTCTTTAGATACAGTGCCTTTTACAGTAGCTCTTCCAATTTCTCCGTTCATATTAGCTCCTTTTAAGTATCCCATTTATCTGGTTTAGAGTTAAAAGCTCCCACCGCATCTTCCCATCTTCTATTGTTAATGTACGTAGTTAACATTGGGATGTATTTTCCATTATCATCAAGCCAGCTATTGTCTTGTTTCCTTTCTCCTATATCTGTCAGTATTTCATTTAACATTTTTTTATTCAGACTAAGAGCTGATAAAGACTTTAACACCATAGGTTTAGATACTCTTTTGCCGGATGGGTATGCCTTCCAAATAAGCTCCATGGCCTGCCTTAATTCTTTACTATATTCGAGTGTCGCTTTCTTTGCCCTTGTCTTCTTATGCGGTACGAAAACAGCTCCTGTTTCTTCAATATAAACAAATCCACCGTAAACTTTCCTAACCTTTCCGCCACCAGGAAGGCTTAGCAACTCGTTTAGTTTTAATTTATCCATATCAACCCTCTACATTATTAAGATACACCATGAAGCCAAAAGGTACACTATCCCATTCCTTATGGAAGTCAAGCGTTATTTCCCTATCACTTTCAGGCTCAATGTCTATAAATCTTGATAAACCGCTACTGGTGCATAGGTAAAACTCGTTATACGAGTTATGCTTAATCCCTATGTTTCTTTTTTTTATAAGTTTATTCTTTTCCTTATCTCTTAATTCTTGTCTAGTGTCCATTGCAACCTTGTTACCGTATATAATTTAATTTAAGACATCTGAACTGTTATTATTATTATATCCTCTTAGGTATTTTAGTTAATATTTCGTTATACCTATTACTGATTATTTGTTTAACTGGTTTGTCTAATTGTTTCAAAACTTCATCGTATCTATTTGTTTCCATCTTCTATTTCCTCTAAAAGTTTAAGGCAACATGCCCTCGGTAATATATCAGTAACTTTTCGATAGTCTTCCAAATACCCAATATTACCACATTCGGAGCACCTATATGATTTAGCTGTACCTCTTTCATATCTTTCATTAGACCATACTGGAAAAGAGTCATAATAAAAGGCCTGCTTAATAGCTCGTACATTGTAGTCGGCGCCATTAATAGTAAATATCTGTGTGTCTCCTACGTCTAGGCCATTAGACCACCTTAATTTTCTTTCATAAGTGAATAATTTAAGACACTCTTTTCTTGTTAGATGATCTATCCCTTTCATTAGATTTTCCATTAGTCACCTATAACCTTTTTATAAAGATAATCTATTTGTTCAATACCTACTTGTTCCCATGTGCTAAAACAATTAGAATACTCAGTATATCCCCCAGGCATTTGCACGTCTACGGCTATATCAAGACCAGATCTATGTGCAAAGTAATGGCCATTATTTACTGTGAAGCAACCTTCATAAATCAGTACCTTAATCATATCTTCTTGGTCTATCTTTATCTTTGCCTTTCTGTATTCTTTTTCCTCAACCATTTCCCTTAAAAGGTCTTCATGGTTAGCAAGCATGTTTGACTCCTTAACTAAGGTAAAGTTTGATTAAGTCTTTGACATAATAAAGCTTCTTGTCAATCGCTATCCTTCGGTATCCTCTATCTAGCCGATAGTTCCCCGCGGTGCTGCCTACGCTCCTATTGCCTTGGCTTACATTCCATGTAAAAGATTTAGTGTATTTATTATATGTCAACAATTCCTTAAGCCTTTCACTGGTTAATCCTTCCATAAGGTTACCTCTCTTTACCCGCAAGTCATTACTGGAAAGTTATTATAATGGTACGATCTAACTATATCTAGAACGTCATACATCCTTCCTAATACCTTAATCTTGTCTACCTTCATCAAGTTGATTGATGTGTCTCTGTTTGCTGTATTCATCTTCCAATAAAGTTCCATCTCATGTTTATCATACATAAAAAGCCTTCTACATCTTTCTGCGGTCAAATGTTTTTTCATGATATTCTCCTTACAGGCCATACAGGGAAGCGGTCAAGGTGAAACGCTGACTGTATATGCCGTTTTCTATATTCAGTACCATTGATGGCAAAAACTTCAATGTCATCCAAACCTATATTATATCTTCCTTTATTCTTCCACTCTAACTTTCCACTATTAAAGGTAAAGATCTTTTCACATTCTGTCTTTGTTATGAGTCTTTCATCTGGCATTATCTTTTCTCCATAACACATATCTTATAAGGTATCTTCCATATGACTTTATAATATGTCTTTGATGTCATGCATTCATTAAGCAATAAGCCAAATATAAATAATAGTATCGATAGGATTAATATTGTTGCTGCCAAAAATACTCTATTCTTTCTTACTTTATTTTTAACCATTGATTCCCCTTTTTACCTTAACTATGGCCCTTGTTAATTTCAGCCTTGTTTTAGTTAACTCCAATAAAATTTTACCTAAGTTCTTTTGGGCATCTACTGACGCCTGTCTGTCTCTTCTTACTTCATTAGCTATCCTTAGTCTAGCTATTGAAGCTCTTGCTAATTCAAGCATTTCATCAAATTGGGTATCTTTTGCCATGACTAGCTCCTTTTCCTATAAAGACTTAAGATTGATTAAGGTTGTTGTGTCTACGGTGTCCCATGGCTGCGTGATAAACTTTCTATCTGTATCAGGCATAACCATTGCTATTTTCAAACTGTCTTCTGTATATCGGTACAATATCATTGATGCTCCGCAATCCAGTAAGTCAAATTCTCTTTTAACTAAAGCCTTAACAAGCCCGTTCTTGAATTCTGACATGACATTCTCCCTATTATACCAGTATGGCCTTTGCGCTTAAGTCATTGTTAACAATGATATGTGCGCTTCTAACCTTATCGTGTCCTTGTTGTTTTAGGCTATAAGCAAATGCTTCACTAATAAGGCCAAAGCATTTCTGCCTGTTTGATTCGTCGGCTATAAAGTCAACAACCATTCTGCAGACTTGAGCTTTTGATGCTTTAATTGTTTGGTTGTCTTTCATCGATTCTTTCTCCTATCATCCATTGATATTATAGATAGCAAGGACACTGTCTAGACTAAGTTCACCCCATTCGGCCTTAAGTTCTCTAAAACAGTTACCATTGCCCATGTCTCTATAGATCTCAAACCCTTCCTTTGTGCAAAAGCCTATTAATCCGTCATCGTCAAAGGCTATGTTTTTCTTTATAAGTGCTTTAATTGTCGCTTCTTTCATGTCCATGATAAGCTCCTATTACCTTTCATAGTCTATTGTGCCGGTAAGGTATGTTGCATAACCTTTCCATTCTTTAACCTTTATCAATAGTCTTTCTATTTCTTCATTCTTTAGCTTAATAACATGTCTTAAGTTTTTTATTCCTTGGTCTTTGTAATCCATTTTATGATCTCCTTATGATCTCATTAAGTCTCTTAACATTATATAAGCTAGCGCCAAAATGCATACTGGTGTTATCATGATTAACTCCTAAAGGTCAAATATATAAACTTCTCCTTTAATAAGTTCAATAACGATACAATCATCCATCATATCCCATCCTAAACCATCAAAATCAATATATGGATTTAAAAAGTCTGGGATGTCTGCACCGTAGCTGTCAACATATTGCTCTGCGTAATCGGCCACTGACTTATAACACCCTAAATAGTTTTCTTCCATGGTTTTTATAGCATCTTCTAGGTTGTCGTTAAGGGTATCTAATAGTTCCCTTCCTAGTTCACCATGTTCTTCTATGAATTGTTTTTTATCCATGATTAACTCCCTGTTTACTTCTGGCTTAAAGAGACCATCCTTAAGAGGTTGCCTGAGCTCATAGTATCCCATTCATAATTAGCGATCCTATCAAAAAAACCATCCTTATCATACTTGTAAATCTCTATATTATCCCTAAACATTACAGTCAAACCGTCATAGTTCAAGGTTTTCCATGCTTTAAGGGTATCGATTATATCTTGCCTGGCTAATTCGGTATTGTTATTGTGTTCTTCAACGTCACTTAAACCATTTAAGATGGTGTCACTCGCTGAAGTTTCAACCTCAATCAATCTCTTTAACCTTGCTTTATCCATGATTGACTCATTTAAAAATATACCTGCGCTCAAGGTCGACTCAAAAGCTGGGAAACGTAGGCAGCCATTGAGCTACAGGTACTTTTTAAGGGGTTAAATTCTATTCAAAGTTACCATAAATCTTAAGAGTATTCCTGAATTTACAGTATACCACTCATAATCAGCTATCCTATCAAAGAAGCCTTCTTTATCATATTTATAGACTTCTATGCTATCCCTAAACATTACAGTCAAACCGTTATAACTCAAGACTTTCCCTGCCATTAGGGCGTCAATCATGTCTTGCCTAGCTAATTCAGTATTGTTGTTGTGCTCTTTAACGTCACTTGAACTCTTCAAGGTGGTGTCACTTGCTGAAGTTTCAATCTCAATCAATCTCTTTAACCTTGCTTTATCCATGATTGACCCCTGTTTTATAGTTAAGGGCAATAATTCAACCTAATCGGCTTAGTCATTGCCCTATCTACCTGATTAAGAGTAAACTACGACTGTTGCCTGCTGATTGTTGATTCTCACTGAACTGACATCGGCCAGACCATCTTCCCTAGATGAAACTGCCTGAGCTATGACCTCTTGTCTCATCTTATTGGTGATACAGTTGATGCAATTTCCTTTAGCAACATAATCTTCAAACATTTTAATTAACTCTTTGGTGGTCACTCTGATCGTTTTACTATGAAACGAAATGTACCCTTCGTTTCTATAACGATCTTTCGATCGTATATTAAATGTTCTCATGATTGACTCCCTAAAGTTTTATTAAAGTTTTATCTCCAAGTTGGCATCTAGTAGTGCGAGACTCGTGCCAAACTAGGTGAAAAGGTCAAACTATTTCATAAGTGATTGATAATACTAGGTTAGGATTGATTAAGGTGTGTTATACTATGAAAGTGGATAATGTGAAGTCGTAACGTAAATTGTACCACAAAGTGGTAAAAGGTGGGATATTAGGTGGTAAAAGTGGATGTTAGGGTAAGGATAACAGTGACTTATAAAACAGGAGCAATTATTGTAACAAAGTGACAATTTTTGTCACCATACTAATGAGACACTTTGAGACACTTTTTGAGACACTTGAGACGGTTATTTGAGACATTTATCAGGGATTGGGCCAACTTAGGGTGATTTATACCATTATATAAGGGAGATTAGGATTTGGATTGGGGCGGATTTGGGCGGAAAGGTAATCCTCCCACCCCTTCCACCCCCACCTGAAACCATCTCAACCCCCACAAAACCTCATATTATCCCATATCTTGTGCCTAGAAACTTTAAGATACTAGATAAAGTAATATCATACCATTATATAAGATCGCATAGAGCCACGAGGTTGGACGTTCTCACCCTAACCCTTACCTAGGTATGGGCTAATATCAGGATAGGTCGGGATAGATCAGGATATTTCTAGATAGTTTTATTAATATCTTTTAATAGATTGATGTATAGTTAGACACACCTAACAGAGTTAGATAAGCCTAACATAGTTAGATATATCTAAGAATATTAGCTTAGTCTACTGTTGTTAGTACGTGATCCTTGTATATATACCCCCTCGCCCAGTTAGATCCACCTAACCAAGTTAGGGTATTCTAACACCGTTAGACTTACCTAACGTTCTTAGATAGACAAACCTAGCGATGTTAGACATGTCTATCGAAGTTAGTACAAACTAATTCCGTTGGGGGGTTCTAACATTGGGCTGATGGGGATGAATAGCGACTCCCTATATAATATAATTTTGAAAAAATACCACCTCTCCATATAATATAATTTTTAAAACTCAATGTGCGACTAATATAGCTAATATAAGCCTATCTGTCTAGCAGTGATGCTTGTTAAAGCATCTATAGCGACACCTGGTCGCATGAACTATACCCTAAGCTTGTACTGATATCTAATATAATATAAAACCTACTCAGCTCTCTAATTTAGGCTTAATATTTGATATAGCGAATCCCACTTTAATCCAGTTTAGACATAAAAAAAAAGGCAGCAAGATGAGTTTAGTCACCTTGCTGCCTTTAACACTCTACCTACCTTTCCCAATCTCCTGTATAATAAAAACTAATGTATCATCTATCCTATCTAATCTCTTTACAATATCAGTCTTCACCTCCTTAAGCTCTTCTTTTACAATATAGGTTTCAGGTAACGTCACCACCCTCTCAGTTATCCACCCTAAGACGGGCAATGTAAGTATTAAGAATCCCACAAACATCTTCTTCCACGATTGACTCTGCTGTAATATAACTCTAGCATCAGCCCTGAGTCCCTTAACACCGTGAGCAAGCTCTGATGAATTAAGTGGCCCTAACTCTTTTCTATATTCCACGATATCTCCAGTGTGTGTGTGCGGCTAAAGGCCGCTATAGGTATTTTCTTTAAAATACCATACGGCTACTTAGGCTCTTGTGCATGAGAAGCAGCTTCAGCATCTTTAGCGTCTTTTCTTGCTTGCCACAGAGCTTTCCTTTCAGTGGTGAAGGCGATTACAGATAGATCTTTAGTCATATCATCTTGATTAGTTACACTATCTATAGGCGTTATCACATGTCTATGATAATTCTTGGATATCTCTATACCATCTTCAAGGATCCTTGTAATCCTTCGCACGTTAATTGCGCCTTCCTCGGTTATTTGGTGATCGTATGTTACTTGTTTTATTAGCATTTATCCTCCTAGCGATAAACAGTCGTGCAGCGTTTCTTTTGAACGCTATGGTTATATTTCAATCATACTTCGTATGTGAAAGTTATACTTATGTCTGATACATCAGCGAAGTCACCAGATACAAGATCTGCATTGTACCCATCTTCTGGTGTTTCTTTCAGGGTTATAGTTGTGGAGCTAACTATATATGCCCTAATAGTACCATCAAATAATATCCTATTCGACTGAACAGAACCGGCAACCCTAAATGAAGTGGCAGGTGTAAAAGGTAAACCAGTTATTGTGGCATCACCAGTATCAGAACCTTTAGCCGTTAATATTATATTCATAGACACTCTAACTTCATCGCCTATTTTAACGTATGTACCAGTTTGAGTCCCATAAGTCATTCCAGTTGAAGCCCCACCAAACTTTAATGAAGGCGTCCATGTTCCCTTTTCATAATCATCTAATGTGTTGGCATCTGAACTTGGAACGGCTGTGGATGGGAAGGCTATCTGCCCACCGTTAACAGCTAGGGTCTTGTTTATCTCAAGATCACCTGCTAGATAATTATCTTTAGTGTTAGCTTGATAAATACCGTATGTGTTAGTTACTGTGCCACCTGTTATTTCTGCACTAATATATATATCGTAGGCGTTAGTTATAGTCCCAGCCATTCGATATGGCGTTACCTTTAACCCATATGCACTATCAATCGTACCAGTATCACCGGTATATGTACCATATGTTATGTCCATTGATGATATCTGCGTATTATTATTAACACCACCAAAAACCTCAGAATGAAACCCCTTAGTGTAACCAGTATTTTTATGAGTCCCTGATGTCTTCATAGATACATAAAGGCCTTTATTGTACTGGGATGCTTCAGCATTCGTTGTGATCGTCCTGTTAATGTCTATAGCATTAGTCCATGAATCAATTGAATTAAGGGTTATATCTAACGTGTCTGACAGGTCAAGTGATCCACCAGCTACTATATTACCAGTTGTACCATCAACAGTTATATTATTGGTATTAAAGGTCACATCACCAGTAAGCTCTGTTGTGCCAACCACTTCAAGGTTCTTGTTAGTTTTAATGTCACCAGCGAAATAGTTGTCTTTAGTATTCGCCTGGTAAATACCGTGGCCCTGTGTCATAGTACCACCCGTTACATCTGGAGACAAGTAGATATCCCTCATGCTGGAAACCGTACCTGCTTGACTATATGGATATATCCTTAAACCGTAAGCATAATCAGTTGTTCCGGTATCCCCAGAAGCATTACCATATACAAGCTTCAAAGCTTCAATACGTGCAAGGTTGTTAACCCCTCCGTACGCACGGAGATCTTCACCTACGATGTATCCAGTATTTTTGGCTGAACCACTAGAATACACCCTCACCCTATTTCCTATAGTTGTGTATGAACCTTCTGAATTGGACGTTATAGTCTTGTTGACATCTACACCTGTTGATTCTTCATTAGTTGTAGATTCACTTATTGACACTCCACCGGTGAAACTTCTTGTCCCATCAGCCTTTATGTATATGGTATGGTCATCATCTCCTAACCCATCCATACCACCATGGTCGTGCTTATGGAGTGTAGTAGCTCCAGCGTCTGTCAGATCTGTATGGTTGGCTGATGTTAGATGGTAATATTCGTCAGTTGTACCTCCTTGTAAGTCATCCTGTAAGTTATGACTATGTTTATGTAATATGGTTGCATTACTGTCTGTAAGGTCAGTGTAGTTTGCCGAGGATAGATGATAGTATTCATCAGTGTCTCCACCCTGCAGCCCACTTAAGTCTCCATGATCTGATACAGCTCCAGATATAGATTCCCATACCGCAGCTCCAGCAGTGTTATCAAGGCATTGATAAGATGCATCATTCATCTCATCAAGCCAGCAATCACCCACTTCATAGCCATCGTTAATATCTTCGTTGACTGTGGGTGCTGCCGCTTTGCCTTTAAACAATCTAACGTTTATCGGCTTCCATGCCATCTTTAGCTACTCCTTTGCCCATCTTTGTTTGAATGATGGTGCGGTTAGGTTTCTCTATCATGATAACATCTTTCTTTCCCATGAGTTTATTCATTATATCTTTTATAAAGCTCTTTTCTTTCTTAGCTCCTATCATCCTGGTGGTCTTTTCTTTTAGGATATCTCCATGATATCTATATGTTTTATGTATTTCACCAGCATTCTTACCTGCGTTATTAATGAAAACGATTCTCTCTACCTTGATAACCTCCTTAGAGATAACCTTTATCCTTTCAACCCTATTCGCTTCTATAGCTTTCTCAAACATAACCAACTCCTTCACCTATTTCTGGGTAAAATACATAGACACTACAGCATCATCTCCAGAAGCTGTACACTTAATCCTAAGTACATCTCCTGGCTTCAGTGATAGAGGTACTATGTCGTTTCCATCGCTACCTGGGCCGCTGGTTGCTCCAACGCCAGATGCCTTAACTCCGTTATCGATCCAGTTCACTCCTGATATGGATGTTTCAACTGAGATATCCAGTGTACCTGAACCTGTTATTGCGTATTCAAAGGCATGCACATCCATATGGTCATACAGCATGATATCTCTGGAAACCTCAGTTTCACCGTTTGCAACTGTAATTGCCTTAAATGCTTGACACCACATATAAACCTCCTGCTACGGATAATCCGTAGCTATAGAAATCTCTTCTTGATTTCCCTTAAACTATTGACATTGAAAGACTTACTACGGCATCAACTGTATCAGCAACCTCCGCGATACTAAATCTAACCCACCTGGTTGCCAACATGGTTATAGCTACCCACTGCTGATTGCCTCCAGCTCCAGGATCTTGGGTGGTTATGAAAGCTGTACCATCTACCCAGTCATCTTTACCATTGAAAGAATACTGAGGTGTTATCGTTACCGAAGCTGTATTACCGGTCATGTTACTAAACATAGCAAATGTCCAGTTCTCTGTGTTGTACATTTTAAGATCTATGACATCTGTATATTCAGTGGTATTCTTTGTAATAGTTTCGCTCATTATAACATCTATTATATCTGCCATTTAGTTAATCCTTGTGCAATCTATTGATTGCTTTTGGATTGATCGTTAGTATCAATCTTTTTTATATTTAATTATAGACTTAAGGAAACCCTCTCCACCTTCTGCCATAGTCCTTCTTGCTGTCTGTTGTATCTGTATACCTCCTGGTGCAAATACACCTGTAGATCTTATTAGGTTTTTAAACTGTTTCTTAGCCTCATTGATGTCTCCCATACCTGATACAGCTTGTACAGATTTAGCAACTAACCTAACTGCATCAACTGTTGGTTTCCATGTTGCTGGTAAGTTTGGCTCTAACGGTAATGGGCCTGTTACAACTGTTCTTGCTGCTGTACCCTTGTCCCATATTAACCTCATACCTTGATACGCCATTGCTGAAGTCAATAGAAATGTAAACATCTTCTCTGTCTTCTCTGGAACTGTACCTCTTGTTGACCATTTAGCGAAAGCTTCTCCATAGTTCATCCACCATGACTGGAATAGAAAGCCAGTCTTAGTTAACGCTCCCTTAGAGGAAGAGATTAGTGGTGAATTGGCTGAGTTATAAAGGTACTGGGTATCGTTAATCACATCATTACAGAATGCTGCTTTAGCATCCTTAATAAGGTTCCTCGTTCCTCCATGACCTATCTCTTCTGAGCCTTTCATTATCATCTTTGATATATTCTTGGCTGAGTCGGATGCTCTAAGGTGTATCTTCATTTTCTTTACAAATCTCTTTTTATCTAAGACTCCATTCTTGGTGTATCTATTAATATAATGATCCCACTTAGCAGAAGCTGCACAACCAGTAACCATCCTGTTACCTATATCTGACGACTTATATAGATATAGACATGTATCCTGAATACTCTGCATAGTTGGTGCATCGAGCGTGTGCTTACCTACCTTGATAGTCTCACCTAACTTACTTGCTTTATTCATGAATACCAAGTCTGGAGCGAAGTCCTGTATAGCTCCTATACTTCTAACGTATTTTGCACCCTCTTCAGAGAAAGCTCTCTTATATCCTTTAGCTAGCCAATAAATATCCTTAACGCCACCCATATCAGTAGGAACCATCATTAATGGCTGAAATAGATTACGCATTGCAGAGAAAGGTTTCAACCCAAGAGCGCCCATATAGACTAAGTTATTCATGGTCTGGCCTATACGTGCTATTCTATCACCTGAAATACCTACACCAAATTGTTTCCTTATTATAGCTGCAACTTTGTTATCAGTATCACTTGTCATCCCAAGCATTCGTTGTATGTAATGCTCAGAATATTTCTTTAGTTCTGGTGGTAAATCCTTGATACTTGCCTGAACCTGCTTCATATAAGGGTTAATATTAAGTTCTTTGGCTTGCATCCTTGATCTAATATTAACAAGGTCTGCAAGGTTAGTTACTCTTTCACCGGCAAATTCCTCCATCATTCTTGCTTTAGTGTATCCAGCAGCTGCTTTGCCTGGAACACCTTGCACTGATTCATATAGCCCAGGCTTCTTACCTATCCTTAAGCCATAGTTCTCTGTGTAATCCATAAACTCGCCACCATTCTTCTTTGTGGTTAGTTTCTTTCTGAGTGCTTTGGCTTGATTCCTTACCTGGTATATCTCTTGCTTCGTCATATCCTTTATAGGTTTATCAGAGAACCAATTAAGCTTACCATCATCCAAACTATTAACTATCTGCCCTAATATCTTTTCTGTGTACTCCTTTTTATTTCCTTGAGATAGATTAGATGCTGAAGATAGCACCTCGTCTATATATCTATTGATACCTGTTGCACCATTCATGGATGCTTGGAAACCCAGGTTACCTTTATTCGTTAGCTTAGCACCTTCAAATGCCTGGCCTATCTTACTCTTCATATGGTTGCCATACATAAGATCAGACCATTCAGTCCATGACTTAGAGAGCTTCTGTACAACATCTGACTGAGCATTAAACAAATCATTCATAGCTGCTTGTGTACCACCCTTAGCTGTTAAGTTATCTATATCTGTTACTAACTTACCAGCAGCTTCCAGGTCTGCTTTATGGTAAAGCTCTTTGAATTTATATGAACCTCCTTTAGTTCCAATCTTTCCTAACCCTTTGGCTTGCAGGATCGCGTGCCATGAGGTCATATTCATGAAAGATGTTTTGTTTGAGTTCTGAACTAACGTACCAAATTTGTTATATATCTTATCCTTAACACCATACATCTTATCATATTTAGCAAAGACTCTTCTGGATGTACGGAACCAACTCATCTTACCTATATCAATACCCTTAAGTACACCATGCTCTTGCTTGATTGAACTTAGCATTACATTAGCTAAGACATCTGTTGGAGCATTCTTCATTGTCATACCTATAGCATTATCCCCATAAAGCTTGCTGGCTATCTTATTGAAAGCTATATCGGCTTTAATCTTCGTACCGGTTAATACTTTATTAAGCTGCTTCTCAAGGTGTTTATTGTAATGCATCTGCCTCTGAACTCCTTGAGGTATATCCCACTTCTCTACATTCTTCCTGAACTTCTCAGTCTTTCTTATCTTATTCATTCCTTGAGAGTCGTACCATGTAGACCCACTTCTCTTATTAACTGTCTTCCATAAGCCATCTTTTGTTTCGTTTAGTAGGTGCTTAGCGTCTCTCTGTGTTATCCCGTACGCCTTAGCCGCACTCTCTATAGGCGTCTTATAGATATACTCAGGTATATCCTTCATTAGCTTATCTGAGTATGGATCTACTAAAACCTTATCAACCTGTTTAGAAGCTTCTTTCTTTAATAGATATGCCTTTTTCATTTCAACAGCTTTCTTTGCTATTGCTGCTGCTTTTGGGTTGGCCTTAGCCATAGCATTAAGCGCTGGTTTTATAGCATCATCAGCTTTCTTTGCTGCCATCTTTATACCTTGCCACTTTATTGCCTGTTTGGCTGTCTTTAGAAAGAACCCTCTAATCGGTGTAGCTATTAAAGGAAGTGTTGCAAGTGATATTAACTCAACCCCAAGAACTAAACTTTTCATAGATGCAGGTAGCTTGTCAAAATCTTCTTTTGATGATGGAATGAACTGCGATTCAAATGGTACAGTAAAGGAAGCTCCAACCTTTAGAACTGATGCCAACGTAGGATACTTTGCTGCAGCCCTACCTTCCCAGGAGTTTTTAACATTCTCAGAGAACTCAGCAGGCTCATCTTCTCCTTCACCTATGTGCCATATCTTTTCACCCCAATCGAATGGAATTGCATCGGAAGCCATTTGAGCTAAAGCAGATAGGTTAGGATTATTAGCTGACCAGACTCTATGCCAATTAGACATCGTCTCTGTATTAAGCTTATCCTGGAAAGCTTCATATTCCTCGTCCACCTGTGGTTTTTCTTTCTCGTCTACACTTACTATTGGTTGCTCTAAAGGATCGTAATCGGAATCTTCATCATCTTGAACCTCTACTATATCATAATCATCCATACCTATCTCCCAGCTCTAATCCTTTGTTGGTCTTCCAGTGCCTGTTCCATTGTGAAGCCTTTAACTCGCTTGCCGTGCTTCTTTAAATAGTGACGATATAACTTCGCTTCTGTCTCTTCTAAGCTACCTAGCTTCCTACCATTCCCGTCATAGTACATATCTCTTTGTGAGTCGTAATGCATCTTCTGACCAAAGGCGTAAGCTGTTGTATCTGCTGGGATAGCTACGAAGTGAAACTTACTACTCCTAAACTCGTGGTCTTCACCATGCCAGAATGAACCTTTAGGTAAGTTTACAGGTAAAATCTTCCAACCAGGGTGTGCAGCAGATATTTTTTTACCGAAAGCCTTTAACCCTTCATTACCTTCAGATGCGTAAGTCTCTTCAAGTAGTTGAGAAGTCTCACTTTCAGGGTTAGCTAAGTCAACCATCATCTTGATTGTTGAGGCTGGTAGCTTGACAGATAAAGGTTCTTTCTTCTTACTAGAATCATCCATGACATGTGTCTCTGTGGACAGTTCTTTTGTAATGAAATCTCTTTTGTTAATAAGCTGTTTCGTTACACCGTTTACTGTTATTATCTTAGCTTTCCCTTCCTGGAATTTCCCGTTATTAGCTATTAGCTCTGCAACAGTTTTTCCTTGTTCTTTGAGTTTTTCAACCAGATCAACTTGCTCTTCGTTTATTACCTGGACACTCCCATGTTGATTTCTGTATCCAAACTGTCCACCACCTATGGAAACTATATTTACTTTCTCTCCAGGTTGATCTCCCATAAATATAGCTTCAGCCATCTTACGGTCTGCCATTGCGAAACCGTATTCTGCTAATCCATATATATCTTCTTGGTCTGTTGGCCTATTAGGTAGTGGATGATCCTCATTCCACCATCTCCTTTTTTGCACTCTTGGGTTAACTGCTGTTGCTCCTGCTACCATTGACACCTGTGCCCTTTCAAATGGCGTCATAATATTATGAAGATCTTTCATCTCCTCATCCAGCACAATACGCTGAGCTTTACTAGCATCTTTATATAAATTTGCATAGGTTGTAAAGGCTTTTTGCGCTTGCCGTGACCTAGCCTGATCCTGCATCATATCGTATTCTGGCTTTGGTGGTGGTGGAGCGTTTCTACTATCTTGCTCATCGTTGAATCTCTGGATGTTGCTGTGTGTGGTCATTAAGTCATTTAGCTTTTGTAAATCCATACATTACATCTCCTTGTCTTGCTTTGATCTACGAGCCTCATTAGCTTCTATCATTTCTTTAAAGTATGAAGTTGCCTCAGCATCCTCACTCTTCTTATAACTTAACGCATCCGCTGCCACATTCTTTTCGTAATCAAACTTCTCTCTATTAAACCTGGCTGACGCATCGCCTTGATCAAGTTGTCTGGATTGTATTTCTGCGTTTACCGCAGCTTCGCGCTCCCTTTGATCCATCTGTCTATCCATGCTATACTTAGAAACTTCAGCCTGTCTATCATATCCATACCTCTGTGCATCTACTTGATCTCTTGTCATCCTTTCCTTACTGGCTAGATCTTTAATCCCTAATTCATATTGCATTTCCGAGGCATCACGGCGTTGCTCTATCTCTCTACCTTGCATCTTCAACGTTTCCTCAGTCTCCCATCTCTTTGCATCTGCTGCCAACTTAAAGCTTTCTTGAGACCAAGCCATGGTTTCGTTGAATTGCCTAGTTGACTCCTCAAGCTCTGCATAGTATTGATCCATTGAGCTTAAGTATGCTGC